TTACTTCATCCAAAGCATTCACGATGCCGCCTGGACCCAAGATACTGTTTGTTCCACCGCCAGCTACAGTTAACGGACTGGGTGATCTATCGTAATGCAAATCAGCAAATCCTCTAGCAACACTTGCTGAACCACCAGCATATAACACTGTTTCATAACTAATGGTCATTACATTTTCCATAGTGCTATCCTGCCCATTCTGATGTGTGCCATGTCTATATGATGTAATAATAGGATTGATCAGTGTGTATTCGCTAAATCTTTTTTGATGCAAACTGTATATTCTAATTGCCTGAATGTATTGTGTAGAAATGTTGCTATTTCTCCTTGGAGTGTAGCCAAAGTTATTAAGCAATTTTCTTTGTCCTAACGTTTGTTTGTAGTTCTTTAGATAAAGTGGGTTTAACGCTCCAGTGGCATCACCATAATTTATATCCGCGTCTCTATAGTAAAAATTGTAGTAATCAAACCATAATTTTCTTACTAGGTTGGCACTATCGTCGTGAAAGGTTATGTTGATGTCTTCGTATCTTACTTTAGTTTGTGCTATTGATGGTCTGTTATAATTGTTATAGATTTTCGAATCTATTTTAAATTTTGGCAGATCTGCGGACTTTACCAACATACCTGCTTCAATTTGATTTCTTTGATTCACTTTAGTAAGTTCAGGATTGAGGTCAAAATACACATGAAACAGCCATGTGTATTTGGGCGATCTTTCATAATTGTTATCAACAAACAACCTGCTGGCGTGTTTGTAATCTTTGATATTATCGCCGGTGACTACTTGTCTTAAAAAATTATCAAAAATACTAGGCATATAGATTCACTTTCTATTATTTATTTCAAAAAAAAAGCCCGGTTCTGGGCCGGGCTTTTATTTCCACCGATAAAAAATTATCTTACGCCAGTGATAACTGTGCCAAGTGTTCGACCTACTGCGGTTCCAATACCAGTGCCAATTGGGCTCTGAACAGCGTTATCATACATAATACTCAACTGAATTGTAGCAGGTGAGTTTTCGGTATAAGCCATGTCACCATAGTTTACTGATGATAGTAAGGCGCCATACAATTCCCAAGTTTCCAAAATGTTGGGTTGATTTGCACCATTGCCGCCATCTAGCATCTCAAACTTGAGAACAAATTTATAATCAATGCCGCTTGCTGCTGAACTTTGTTCTGCAAAGTCAAACTGCTTCTGAACTTGTTCGCCAACCAATTTACTAACATTACCACCGGCATCGTCTCTGAGAGTAACTGTAACTGCTTCCCAGGTCGGCTTGCCAACCAAGTTCACCTTGGAGTTGTATACATCAATAGTGAACGGATTCATGTTCAAGTTAGGACGGCTGATACTATCAACTTGTTTTGTTAGTTCTACGCGATTGGTGCTTACACCAAAGTTTTCAAATATTGCACGGAAGCGATATTTGAGCTTTGGCATTAACAAGCCTTGTGTGCTAGCACTTTGATTGGTTGCTAACGGGACTGTAAATCTGTTTAGTGAGGCAATTGCCATTTTATTCTCCTGTTATAGGTATTTACCAAAATTTTCTTGGAATCTATTGGAGCCCGCAGGCTCCAATATCTACCCATATTATACTCCTGCTGCGATGTCACCTGGGTTCTTCAAACGAATCGGAATGTAAATAAATTCAACATCCTTCATTGGTTCGATCGCTACATCTACATATAGTTCGTTACGAGCTATGCGTGTTGGTGTATTATTTGTATCATCACAAACAACAACATAATCGTAAATGCCGCGCTTGGCAACTAGATCATTAATTGCGCCGCTGATAATGTTTTTAATCTGATCTCTTGTGATCTTGTCATTTGGTTCAAACAAGAAACCATTGCCTGCTGTGGCCAAAATTGTTCGCAGATAGTTTACCAAACGAGCAACATTGATACGATCCAAGCTGCTGGCGGTCGGATTGCGGGTTTTTTGTCCCCATACTACTAGTCCGATTCCAGGTAAACTTGTAATTGGATTGATTTTGTTTTCGTATAATGTATCTCTCAAACCTTGACGAATACCATCAAATACAAATTCTCCAGTAATTGAATCTAGATAGCCAATATTGCTAGCATTATCTACTAGACCACGGCGTGTACCAGCTGGTGCAAACCATTGGAATGCAACATTGTCGTTAAAGATAATTGTTCTCAATGCCATGTGGCTAGGGGGAACAGTGATTGTATTACCCTGCAAGTCTGATGTTTGACCGCTTGGATAGTAAACTCCTAGATAAGGACTAGCTGTTGCCAAACCATCACCGTTGGTGTTGTTGCTCCAATTTGCAATATCCACTCCATTTGCTGCCAAGCGCATTGGGGTATCGCCCACAACAAATGCTGTTTGCGCACGATCATTGTTGAGGTTAACCATTTCGTCAATGAGTTCAGGATAACCAGGTGCAGCGATCAAATTAAATTGATATTGATCTTCACGCACTTCGGTATTGGCTATCAATGCACCTTGCATTGCTGCCACTATCATTTGTCTCTGTGCCTGACGACCCATGTACGGACTACCGTTATTCTTTAAGCCACTTGCAGTTTGCCATGTGTCTTTGACCGTTGGTAATGAACTGCTAGCACCTGGTACTGCAGGTAACTCAGGGTATGCTTGAGCATTAAACTTGTTGCTTACATATCTCTTGACATTGAAACCGCTGCGTCGTGTGTTAAACAACAACACACCACGCGGGTATAGTCTATAATCAGGAGCATCTTGATCTAGATAGTCGCTTGCTAACAAATCAGTCACTGAGGGCAACGATCCGGTAATTATATCAGTAGTACCGTTGGGTGCCCAACGAGCATCTGCAAACACAATACCATTCTGACTAATTTGATCAGTGTTGTCTATTAGATCCCATTCTGCACCATCATAACGATAAATTACAGGATAGTTTTCTAGGTCACCGCTGTCAAGCCATAAATCTCCAGCTACCAGAGCAGTCATTCCATCGCTTTGAAACTCCGGCTCGCTGGCGCTGATTATAACACCTTCGGAATCGGTATTAGCTAATGCATAACCTCTTGCATCTGTTTTACCAGTCCAGTACGAACTTCTATATCCTCTCCAACCGCCAATATCATTAATCATGATGTCTACGGTTGCAGGATCGCTGTAATACCATAAAGTTCCATCCGATGGAGGTTGAGATGGCTCAATTGTGCTGTAAGTGTATGTCAATGACTCCCAATTGGTTAGAGCCAATGTGGTTCCGTACAGTATTGTTCCAGCTGTGCCACTTGTAAAACCAGCATCGGCAGTTGGTGTACCTGTTACATTAGTTAGGTAAATATCTCCGCCATAAAGATGTGTAAATGTAATTACACCGTTTGTTAATGAAACATCAATTTCTGGAATGTTTTCTGCTAGAATGTCAGATATAAAACTTGAAGGACTTGAGCCCAACAATGTAATTGTATATTCTGTAATTGTATCAGTTCCGATTGAAGTTACTCCAACTTTAATTTGTTCAGTTGGTGTAAATGGATTACCAGACAACACGCTACCACTAACAACAGTTTTACCTGTAACGCGACGACGGAATGGTTTAAAGCCATCTGTGTCATCGCGCAACGGATCCCATGCCACCCAGACTGTTCCAGCAACAATGCCGTTGCCACCACCAGCTGGATCTAGTCCATATAAGGCATCTTCTGCTCTATTATAAAAAGGTGCTCCTAGTGTTGTAAACGAACCGGTTGCTGAACTATATCTCTTAATAGCAAGATCTGCACCGCTGCCGGCGGCGCCTAATTTCATAAACACACTTCCGCTTGGTCTTGGTTCGTCGTCGGTACTGCGCCAGCTTGGAACTTCGGCAAAATTTCCAAAAGTCAATAATGGTTTGTTGTATTCCTCTCCTGATGTTCCCAATCCCAAACTTGCCATTGGGGTACCAGCTGAGTTAGAAATGATAATTTTTCCATCAGGATCAACACCGTTACTTGCTGCTGCATCAGTTGCATAAATTTCTAATTTGTTTCCAATATACGCTGCTGTAACTTCTCCAGTAAATGCTGCATTAATAGCCGAGACTACCTGTGCAATGGTTCTTGATGAACCAGTATTACCAACTGTGACAACAGTTCCGTTAATGCTCAATGCGGCAGCCGGTGAGCTAGCTGGAATTGCAGTTGTAGCGCTCGTAGCAAATGTTACTGTGCCTCGTAGGGTTGGCCAGCTTTCTGCCCATGCATCTGTGCCAATTCTTGCCCAGGCATTGCTTCTGTTTTTGTAAAATAATATTGCATTACTGCCAGTTCCAAAACTTATTGCATAGCTACCAATTTGGCCAATGCTGCTGTTTGGAACATAAATTCCACTGCCACTGTCGAATGTTTGATTTGCAGTTGATGTAACTAGAATAGGAGTCTTTAATACAAACTGTCCGTTAATAGCATCCCATTCATTGATACCCCAGGCACTTTCTGTAAGATCTAGCCAATGTGTACCATCGGCTACAGCACCAGTAGGACGAACACTAGTACCTTCTAATTCGTCTAAATCAATATCTGCACGAATAGCATAAATTCTGTTTACATTTCCTAGAATGCTATAGGCTGTCATTAATCCATATTCGTTTCTTTCATCACCGTGTAACGGTGTTCCAGCTGCGCTTTGCTTAAAGCTAGGATAGCCCATAGACGCAATAAGTTCGCGTTGGCTAGAATAAGTAAGTAATTTTCCTGCTCTAGCAGCAGTGGTGTCTGTAGCTGAACCGTTTGAAGGATTAGTTTTATCCTGTGCGGTTGCCATAATAATAAGCGGAACTGTTCCTACTGCGCCAGGAACATATTGACTTTCGTCGGTTACGGTAATTTCAATACCTGCGGATACTAGTGCCATGTTTTTATCCTTTAACAAAACATTTGCAAGTATTTATTAAAAGCTTACTATTTTGGGTGTGTAATAGGTGCCTTTACAAGGTTTTACATATAAATATTGCTATGACAAGACCTTTATGCAACATTTGCCATGGAAATCCAGCAGCCGTAAACTATGTTCTCAATGGTAAAAAATACTATAGAAAAATCTGCGCCAGTTGCAGTAGAAAAGGCAAACGAACTAAGGAAATACCTGGTTGGACCAGGAATGGATATAAGAAAAAATTAACCTGTGAGCGTTGCAATTTTAAAGCAAAGCATGTAAGTCAAATCTTTGTTTTTTACATAGATGGTAATTTAAAAAACAACAACTGGTTAAATTTAAGAAGTGTTTGCGCAAATTGTAGAATAGAGCTTAATTCTAGTAAAACTACTTGGCGCGAAAGTCCATTGGTAGCAGATTATTAATTTTTGTGTATAATTCTTCTACAGTTCCGTTGTTTTCTACTTCGTAGTTGAATGTTTGTCCTATCCATGCCCATTCACTGTGATGCACCCTAGGGTGGCGTTGAGGCATAAGTTGACCTGCATCTTCTAACAGCCATTGCCTATCTTCGTGTGTTGTATTTTCTCTCAGCGCACAATCATACCACTCGGGCAACGGTCCTCGTTTGACCCAGATACACACTCCCCCGTGAGCCCTAATAGCTTTGATTTCGTTAGGAAATCTCACATCGCTGATCACAATGTTTTCAGTGGTTTTGCGCAGTCTGTTTTCTAGGCTGGCTATCCAAATATCGTTGTGAAATCCGTGGCGACAAACTTCTGTGCCCCATAGTTGCAACATGTAGCGCGGAGTCAGCTTGGGCATGTTTAATCTTTTAGCCCACCACGGATCCACCTGTTCACGCCACTCTCTGGCTTCGGGCGTAAGTCCTTCTAGTAGTTCTCTATCCCATCCAAACACTTGAGCCACTGCGTCTTTAAGCGTACCAGCATAGCTATCTCTAACAAAGCCGTGCTTGGCCACTAGGTAGTTTGCTACAGTATCCTTGCCTGAACCTATAAACCCTGTTACGCCTATAATCATAAAAAATGCCCCCTAAGGAGCATTTTAATTTATTTGTGAGCTAAAGTCAAACGCCGTATTTGTTCTTTTTAGGTTTGGCCACTGGACTGCTTTTATTAATTGTAGGGCCTTCTTGACTACGTAAGTCTCCGTGATTCATGTCTTCATGATTGGCATGAACTGCTTTGTAAGCCAATTTGAGCATTTCTTGTTCTTCTTGGCTGTAAGGCGCTGTCAGTTTCCACTTGCCAAGCCAAGATTCTTCATCAACTTCGGGCATGGTTTTGCCATCAGTGGCAGCTAGTGCCAATCCTAGACGGTATAGTGTGTAATCGCTGTTCCATTTTTTGCCGTCGGTAAATCTGTTGAGTCCTCTAGTTGCTCGGCGTTGGCGGTCACTGAGTTCGCCCACACTTTCTTGTATGATATCTTTAATCTTCATTATCCAATGACCCAGGTTAACGGCATAGATCCGTCTACATAATCTTTAAGTTCTTGTTCTAGCTTTTCCATTTCAGCTGTGGCTTCGCCTTTTAATGTAGCACCGTTGAGTTGTGTGCCACCTTGTGGTCCAGCAATGCTGGCAAATTTTTCTCTAGCTTCACCAACTATGCGTTTAGCAAAACTGTATGCATACTCTTGCACCCAAGGAAATGCCTGATAGTCATTCAAAATCATTGCATCCGGCTTGTAGTTATACAGATGCAACAGCACATCTTCGAACCCATTGGGGTCAGCATTGACTCCTACATATGGTATTTTACGAATCAGTGTAAGTTTTTTGGTGACTTTGTTGAATGTAAAGTTTAAATAACCACCAAACATACGCATGGCTAGTT